CAGTTGCTATAGGTGTAAAAAATCTTGGGAAAGGAGGCATAGCTTAATATAGATTCAATCTATAAATTATACAGTTTCAATCTAAAAAAAGAGCCAGGTTAATCCCTGGCTCTTTTTGTTTATGACCTACTCATACCCTACAAGGTATCTTTGTCCTGCCACCCATTTCCCTCAGTCATTAGTTCTTATCGTTATGCAATGCTTTCCTTACTGATTCATTTGATATGTTATAGTGTACAGCTATAATGTCAATCTTATTATCATATGCTAATTCTGATACCATACCCATACCCTTAAACATAGCTCTTATCTCACCATCCCTTAATGTAGCTTCTATGCTTCTTAGTATTCTATCTGTATTACTATACTTATGTTTGTTCATTATATCTCTCCAGTGATTTTTCAAGGGTATATATCTCGTACTCTTGGTGCTTGATACTTAGCTTACATCCATTGGTAATGTCTGGTTTATAGAACCAGGCACACAGCTTAAAATTAGGTTGTACAAAACAAAATATATCAAAGTCAGTATCTTCATATGGTTTAACAATATATTTGCCTAATTTCGGTATCCTTCGCTGTAATTGATATTGTGTAGATACTATCTTAGGTGCATATGTTGAAGTCTTAATCTGAACCTTAACCAGCTTTCCGTCTGCCTCTATTACCATATCATATTTATTTTGTCCAGGGACCAAGTGTGATGAATATCCTTTCGCATTAGCTTCAAAACAAGCCAGGTGTTCTCCTGCCTTACCTATAAGCCTGTTTAAATTTTGTTGTTTTCTAGTAATTGGTATTTTTCCTTAATACCCAACAATAGCTCCTCCAACTCTGTTAGATTTAATTTTGTTATCTGTGTATATCTGTCTCTTAACTCTTCAAATTTTTGCTTTCCAAATCTATCTGTATACCATTTGTAGTAATCATAATTATCTTTAGTGTGCTTGTAATTACATCCCCAGCACTGGCAATGACAGTTACCATCCTTACTTATATCCCACCTGGTAGCTAGATGCCTCCTGGAAAAGATGTGACCGTTAGTTAGCTTCTCTGGGTTCCCACATTGAACACAATGACCGTCTCTCAACCTAATGTATTTAGATACAACCTCATCAAGTCGTTTATAGAGTCTCTTTCGCTTATTTACTGCCACGACCTTTTACAGGTCCTGTATATCGTTGTCCTGTGGACTTTGTATATCTGAGCCAGTCTCTTCACTGGTACTCCCAGAAATCTCGCCATCCATATTACTTTCCAATCCAGTAGCTTTAATTTCATTAAACTCTTCTCTCATTTGATTTGCAACACTTGGGTTGTAATGTTCCAACAACCCAAGCATAGCTTCAATCAGCTTCGTTAACCTATCTATCAAAAAGGTACTCCGTCACTACCTAACTCAACCTCAGATGACAACATATCCAGTAATGGTTGTTGAACCTCTTTTGGTATCCAGGCTAAGTCATAGTATTTCTGTTTACCTTTGTCATCCAAATCACCATCTTTACCTTTTTGTGAAGGTGGTGCAACGAATAACCCTTTAGGTCCAGCAATTAATTTACAATTTTTAATCTCAAAACCTTCTTGAGTTACAGTTGTAAAAAAACCTTTAATGTTAGAATCCTGGTTTGGATTCTCTCTCCAGTATTTGATTTCCATTTATTTACCCCATTTATTTTCTCTTAGTATTAACATCATTATGGCATAGTTAGATATGTCAGTCAATGTATCTTCTATACTCTCATTATTAGGTTCTCTGTTATTAAACATCAGATTAACTAATCTTTGCATTTTATCATTCATTCTTACCGTTATCCCTATCTGTGCTTTATGCCTATCATCTTTTGTGGTAAGATTGGTACCCATTGCTATGTTTCCAGGACCATAATCTATCTGTTTCCTGCAAAACAAATCCCATTGGATTTCCTGTTGATTCAAAAACTCTTTAGAGGTCTCTGGGTATTTATCAATAACCTCTTGTACAGCACCCTTGTATTGTTTTTCTGCTTCCATTATCTTCTCCAGTCTCTATATCTTTGTCTAAGCTCTATATAAAGCTCTGATAGTAAGATAAATAGAACAGCTAACATAGGTCCTACAATTAATATATTCATTTTTGCTCCTTTTTGATTTCACTGAGTAAGTCCATCGGTATCCCAATAGTTGTCTTAGTATCTGGATACCCTCTTTTTTTATTTGGACCAGAATTTTCTCTAAATATAATTCTCTTCTGGTCTTCTGGTTTATATAGATAATACATATCCTTATCCGTAAACCTAAACCCAATATAAATATTATTAGGTCTAATTTTTGTATATAGGTCCTGGATAGCATTCCACTTAGTCATATCAATCATAGTATCATTAAAAGTGGTTGAGGCTACAGTTCTACATTTAAGTTCAATATATCCGATAACCAAGGGAGTCTCTGGTAGGGAGATTTTATAATCTAAACTTGAATATTTCCCTGGCATTGGCAGAAGAAGGACTCCCCAGGTATCTTGTATTTTTTCCTGGAATCTAAATTCACTATTAAGTGCCAATGCTACATCCATTTCAACTTTATCTTTATACATCAAGCTTCCCAAAATGCTTCATATACTTAGCAAGTTTAACTGTTAATAGAACTGCTCTATTATGAAGCTTCCTATTCTCTATTTGAAGCTCTTTAATGTCTTCATACATTTCTTTTTCTCTATCCTGCATTTAACTGCTCCAAAGCTGGGTTTTCTGGTTGTAAGATAGCTCCGTGACATCTACTGCCACCCTTCATATCCCATACATCTTTATATGTTTCTATGGTACCACACTCACTACAATAAGCTCTTGGCATACCAGTAGTCTCTGTAGGGAATTTAGATATATCTATAAAACCATTCTTTTTAGGTTTGCTATTTTTCTCTACTTTACCAGACATCCAGGTAGACCATCTTTTTTTAGTTTCCCAGGTAGGTTTAGTTTCCTGTAAGAATTTCTTTTTATTACGAGTTTTTTCTGTCCAGTAAGAAATAAACTTTTTCATTTCATCTCTTTCAAATTGAGATAATACTTTAATTGATTTTATTTCATTTTCAACTTCAGCTATAAATATATTTATTCTTTCTTCTATACCTTTGGGTGAACTTTTCGACACCCCTAAATTACCCTTTTGTTCGTGGGATGTCATTTTCGACACCCCTCTAAATACTCTAAGGGTTTGCTCTCTATCACCTATCTTTTGTAATCTATAAATAGGTTCTGGTAGATAGCTGGTATCTATGAGGTTTTTAATATGTTTCTGGACCTGTCTTTTACTAATCCCTAAAAACCCAGCCATATAATCATTAGTTGCATAGCATCCCATATCATTATCAAGCTGGATTATTAAGGATAACACCAATTTCTGGCTTTGACTTATGTCTGAATCTTGTAGTATATCCAGTGGTACTATAAGAGACCTTGAGTAATTACTTTTTCCCATCGTTCTGCTCCTTTTGATATTTTCTTATTTCCTTCGCAATAACCTTAGCCATCAGTCTTCTTCCTGCTCTATTACCAGCAGTTTTCTTCCCTGTCTTAGGGTCAGTGAATATGATTGGCTGTTTATTAACCATTACTTAAAAACCAGTTCTGGTTTGTTAGCCAAACACCTTGGGCATAAGGTTCTTTTCTTACCTATAGTAGGAATTATTTCAGTGTCATAATATTCTTTTCCATCAAAGATTTTACCACACCCTACCATAGGATTTTTCTTTTCACAGTATATCATTCTCTCATCAAGACCAACAGTTATATTCATTCTATTATTTCTGTCCATCCTGGTCCTATACTTATGTGCATAGGCAGTATTTTTATTAATCCACCACATCTACATACTCCACACTAGATAGCTTAAAACTATCCTTTAAGTCAGCTTTTAAGGTTGGTTTAATATGACCGTAAGAATCTCTATGATGTAATGCATATAAATATGAGGCACACTTGATAGAGGTAGGGTCATAAGGAAATTCCTTTAATACTCCTTTAAGTGTTCTGGCTGTAGGATTACTTCCTCTATAGTCTTTTTTACACCAAAGGACAGCTATCTTATCAATAGGTTTATCTGGGTACATATTATCCCATAAGGTTTTATATGCACTAAGCTGAACACCCATATTAACATCCAAAGCTTTAGATGTCTTAAAGTCTATTAAATATCTAACACCATCAATAACACCAACTAAATCACAGGTTCCTGCATATGGATGAATTAAGTCTCCAGCAGGTGTTTTATCAGCACAATATAAAAACTTTTCTAATGCTGTGACCTGTATAGGATTTTCCTCAAACCATAAACAAAAACAATTTAAAGCTCTTTGAACTTGTGGGTCATTTGATATTTTGATTTCATCACCAGATAAAAGGTCCTCAAGATGTTTATGAACAAGTGTTCCAACTCTTAATGCTTCTGATTTAGAGTTTCTCCATTTATCTACACTACCTTCACTTGATTTAATTATAAATTCTAAGAACCAGGGAGACATTGGTGAACCACCCTGGATTAGGGTGGTTACACTTGGTACAACATCAGAAGGAGTTATTTGATACCACCTACCAAAAGTGGTATTAGTTAATAGTTTACTTGCCATTGGTAGCATCCTCGCTTCTAAATTTCAACTCTCTGGTAGAGTCTTCTTTAGATGCATCAGTTCCATTGTTTTGTAACCAATGTAGATAGTCGCTTGGGATTTCTTTCCAGGCTGTATCTTTATGTTTGCCAAAACCAGGGCAAGTGGCTCTCCAATCTGTATCTGAAGACTCATCTGTAGAGTCCTTGTGTGCATTGTTTGATGTAGGAAGGGAAGAGCCACTTTTTACAGGTGGGAGAGCAGATGGAAACCCACCACCCTGTTGGTTTTTATATTTATTATCATCCCAGTCTCCCAGGAATACATCTGCATTAAAACCTAATTGAGATAAACCTTTTGTTAAGGCATCTGTGGATACTGATTTAACAGCATCACTTTTAAATTGAATGTCACTAGCTAAAGATATTTCCCCAATCTTTTCAGTCATTGGGTCTTTATACCATAGTTTAGCTGTGTAAATTAACCAGAGGTTGGTACCTACCATAACCTCTTTAAAGTTTTCATTATCTACACCCCAGCCAATCCCCATAGGTCCAAATATTTCTGTTGCAACCAGTCTCTGAGATTGTGCATTAATGGTAGTAATTTTTCTACCAAAATTTAAGGGTTTAAGATGTTTAGGGTTAGACTTGGAAACTTTGTCCCAAATCCTAAGATTCTTTTCTTTCATTTTCTGCTCCTTTTTAACAATTTAATTAACAAGGTTATAAATAAATAATATTATAACCTATATAAGGTACAAAAAATAAAAGACTTAAACAACCCCTAAAGTGTCTTTTTAAGTAATGGTTTAATTACATCGCATATAATATCCCAGGTAGCACCTATCCATTTTTCTTCTCTTTTTTCAGATACTAAAGGTATATCAATGCATTCATTTATAGCTTTTACAATCTTATCCCTCATCTCTTCAGAAAAGGCACTCTCTATTACATCATCCTTTTTTTCTTCTATTAATTTAGAAAGCATACTCATTTTTATTCTCCTTAATCAGTATTGTCTGTTACATTATCCTTATATTTATGTAAATCCAATAATGGTAATGGTTTACATATTTTTAAATCTTTAAGCTTATCGTTACTAACAACCATTTTACTTCCACCGACCACTTCACCGTTTTTAATCCAGTATAAGTATATAACGGTAGACCATACTCCTACTCTAACTAATCGACCTGGAAAGGTTTTTCCTTCCATTTCTATTTCAACCACATCATCAGTATTATAGTTGTGTCCTGCAAAAATCATAATACCATCAACAGCTCTCGCTATAGTGGTTCTAAATAACAAAGCCCCTAAACCTACTATAAATAGCCAAGTATAGTTGCTTAATAGTCCTTTTAATGTTTCTTCTATTTCATTGTTCATTTGTGTTAGACTCTATAAAATGCCTAACAGTACCTTTTCCAAGTTTAGTGTTATAGTGTTCCTTCCAATATTTCCCCTGCTCTTCTAATGTTCCTGGTATTTTATATGGATTTCTCCTATAATGTATCCTACAAAAAGCTATCTGTAAGGCTATGTTTGTAAGGACAGAATATTCCATATCATCTTCATTCAATCCTAGTTTTTTTAAACAGTCAAGTAGAGAAGGTCTGTACTTGACATAGTTTTTCATTGTGTCATTTAAGGTGTCTGGCTCTATTTGAAAAAAACCTATAGCTGGACCACCATTGTATTGTTTTATGGTTTTGTATTTTGTTTCAGCCATACCAGTTCTAAATACCATTTTGTGTGCTTCGTCAGTGTAGTATCCTCCTGGCATTTTAAGTAATGTATTATATATTAAGTTACTCATTATTTTTCTAAAATCTATATTCATTTTGTATATTTTTCCTCATAAAATTTATCTATTCCATCATATCTTCGCCAGTACAATTCACTACTTATAGCATCATAATCTTTTAACATTTTTAAAGCCTTTTTATAGTATGATAATTCATCACTACCCCATTCACCACTGCTCATTATTTTTCTATACTTTTCGTATCCTACAGCATATGAAACTTGCTTGTTATATTGTTTTTCAGTAATATAATTTGCATTTAAAGCATATTGTGCTGTGTTAATGTAGTCCTCTCTTTCATTAGGTTGTAAATCTAATTCTTCGCTATCGCTTCTGTATTTCCACATTCTTCTTTGAATAACCTTTTGATGACCTAAACCTTTATGCCAATATAATGGTTTACCTACTAATGGTACAAACTTGAGTGATAAAGATTGATAATACCAAGGTATTTTTAATTTATGTTCTAATTTCTCTAATTCCTTCTTTTCATCTTTACTTAAATTAGTTTTATTCTTTAAAGTGTTATATCTCTTATTATCTAAATATCTTGGTAATAAACCTATTTTATTTTCTGGAGTATACTTTGTTATTGGTTTGCCTACAAAATCTCTATAAAAATCATTACTCACACCTATAGTTGCTGGTGACACTTGTTTAAACATTGCCATTGGCAAACCTTCATTCTCAGCTTGAAACTGCATATATCTACTTGCACCAAGTAATTTAAATATTTGCTGTATAGCTAAATCACTTAAATCTATATCTCTACCCATTGTATAATCTATTGCCACATCTGCACCAGCATTTGTTGCCATAAATACACCAACTAATTTCATTAAATTAATTACAGATTGCTCTAATAACTCTCTATATTTTTCTTTATCTTTTTTAGTTTTTGCATTTCTATGTTCCTTAGCATATAAAGCAATATCATCTATAGCATTATCTTTAAATGAGTTTATTTGTTTTATAGTGTATGTTTTTAATTGGTACCATAGAGGGTGTTTCTTATAATTTGAAGGAACCTCTGATTTTGCTACTGGTTGCCAATCTAATAAAACATTTAAAGCTAATTCTTGAACTAACGGTGTTACTTCCCCACTTCTTAAATCTTCAAATAACTGTATTTTTTCTTCTGCACTGAAATAATAATCTAATCTTCTTAAATCTTTATCTGTTTTAAACTCAGCTAAAAAGCCTTCGTATTCACCCTTATTAGCTAATTCAACATATTTTTCATAAACACCATTAACTAATGATTCTTTTCCAATCCCATCAATTAATTTTATACCAGCCAATTTAAAAACATCGCTAACCATTCTACCAGATACTGTTTTTGATTGTAATTCATACATAATATTATCAACAGAAAGGTCTGATAGCTTAATTTTATTTGAATTTAGTAAAGCTTTCATATCATATTTCAATGTTTTTAAAAGACCATTTTCCTGGATTGCCCAGGTTTGGTCCCCTATCTGTCTTAATGCAGAAGAAAAACTGCCCATAGTTAATGTGTAAATGGTATTTTTAACAGGTGCTACCCAACCAGCAACTTCGCTTGATGCATAATGCTCTGTTATAATATTTTTAGCCCTATCAATATGCTCACCTTTTATGTTTCCTAATTTAAATTGCTCATTTACCCACTTTCCTATACTTTCATCAACATTACCAGAACCATAGACTTTTGCTATTGATAAGTATTCAGCAAAGGAGTCAATATAATTAAGTAAAGCATCTTGAGGTTTATCATAAAAAGGTAGCATATCTCTTGTAACAAGTTCTACATTTCTTGATTTTGTATATCCTGGTTTTCTGTTGCCTTTTGGCACAAATCCTCTTAAAAAGCTTTCCAATAAACTTGCCTCTTCAGCTTCACTTAAAGTTTTGCCTAATTCTTTTTCTTTTTGTCTTTTCACAGCCTCGTATTCTGACTTTTTATCTTGACCCATCTGCTCCCATAATTTTTGAACATTTTTTACTCTTCTTGGAAAATAATTATCAAGCTTATGTATATCTGTTCCCAGGGAAACTGCTGATTCAAATACATTGTCAGTTAAGCTTGTTACAGAACCATAATTAGCTATATCAAAACCATTTCTTTCAAATATACTTTCTACCATTTCTAAATCACCATTAAATAAAGCTAATGATAAATTTTCATATTCTTTATAATTTGTTTTTTCTAATTTAATTATATCCATTAAAAAAGGTTCAGCTTCTGAGTTCCATTGACCTTTTGTAAGCATTGCATCAGTAACTTGTTTTCTAACTATTCTTTTAAAAACAGGATTACCTATACCTTTTAAAACTGAAGAAACAGGTCTGTATGTTCTATTCACCGTTTTAACAAATTCCTCCTTAGAAGAAAAATTATTTTTAGCTCTATCTTTAGTTGCTTTTACTCTTAATTTTATTTGTTCAACTTTTGATGGTGGTGAAACATTCTCATTATATATTTCAGATTTTTGTTTATCAGTTAAACGAGGTTTCTTTAATTTAAATGAATTAAAGTTTTGCTCTTGTATAAACTTTTTAAAATCTTTTTTACCTTCCCCTTTAATAAATGAATATCCTATAAAGGGAACTTGAAATTTCTCCGAATTAGCATCTAATTTATCAAAGTTTTTAAACATTGGGTGTCTGGCAGGGTGTGTAAACTCCCAAAGTTTTGCAAATTTTAGTGGTGTCATATTTTCTGGTGAATAATCTAACCAATAGACTTGAGGTCTTATACCAAAAGGTTTTAGCAATTTTGATACTGAATTTACAAGTGACTCATCATAATGTTTAAGTAAGAAAGGTTGTTGTAATCCGTCTGGTGTTAAATCTTTAATTGAACTTGTTGTCACATTTATTTCTTGATTATTTGCCTTAAAGTCCACCTTTACCTGGGTTATGCCTTCTTTATTTTTTGATACTATTTTTGTTCGGTTATTATAACTATGATTAAAATCTTCTAATGTTTTGTTTTGTATAATTAAATTAACAAATTCTTTAGGGATAATTAGGTCAACTTTACTTTCGTTGTGTTGATGTAGAATTCTTTCGTAGAAAAGAATATCATATGAAGGGTCTGCTAATAATTTTTTGTTCATATAATCTTTTATAATAACAAAAGCCTCTTCTATGTCTTCTGGTGGGCTAGACTGAGCCATTCTACCTGCTAATTTAGTGTAGAACTCATATTGCAATTTATCTTGAGGAGTGCCAGAAGGTCCAATCTTAGCATTTAAAACAATTAATTCACCACTTGTGGATTGTAATTGAATATCTAAAGTAACATCTTTAGTAGGTTCAAAAGGGTTGTCTGTTTCCTTTGCACTTGTAGTTACTGGCTCAAATGTGTAAGGAGTTTCCTTATCCACTAGCTCTGAATTAAATGCAGAAGGCAGTTTAAATTTATGTTTCATTCCATCTAAAGCTCCGTACCAATCAGTATAAGCTTGTAACCCACCATTTAAAATTATACCATTAGCACCATTTTTCACTGCTTCGCTTATATAATTTTTTATTAATGGTTTAAGATATGTTATTCCAGGAAATGGTGGTTTTTTATCTGTTTCAGCCTGGTTATATTTTTGACTCCAATCACCTTGAACCTCACCTATCATCCCAAATTTAAATGGTAAAGTTTCATAGTTTTTGATACTGTTATTCCACACTTGTGGCTCTATATAATTTCCTCTAATATGACCAATAACATTAGGGTCATCAAAATGACCTTCTGTGAATTCACCATCTATAGAATGCCTCAATCCATCTTGTGTAGCAACAGGTCCTCCTGCAAAAGAACCTCTAAGGCTAAAGTTAGCAAATTCAATTAAATCATCTACAGCAATATCTGCTTTATCTGTTATATTATTTTCAGCCATATATTCATTTAGAACTGCTGTTGGTATTTGACTTATATTATCTATTAAGCCACTGTTTCGTGGTGTAAGAACTTCAAATTCGTGGTAATCTTTTGCTCCTTTAATTAATGCAAAACCCCTTTTATATTGAGAGAATTGTGGTTTGAAATTTTCTAACGAATTTCCATATGACTTACTATGAAAACCTTCTTTATTTAAAGTGTAATCCATTCCTGGATTATAATCGTCAGATGACCAAATATAGTGTTCATCAAAAATAGTGTTATATAAATCTATAGTTGCTTTTTCCATAGGTATATGACTTGTTTTATTCATCCAATTAGGTATTACTTTAGTATATAATGATTTATCAGAAAACACACCATAAGTGCTTTGGTATATACCTGTTTCTGGGTTTAAGTAAAAATTAAAATCATTTTCTACTACTTGTCTAATTGATATTTTATCCATCCTATCTAAAAGGTTATCTATCAATGGTTCTGTTGGGTCTATATTGTGCCAGGTTTGATATAAATTTCTATAGTCAGTTTCTCCATAAAATCTTTTACCTATTTCGCTCCAAATGTTTTTTGGAGTGTTTTGAAGCTCTAATCTTCTGTTGGTGATAAGCCTAATTTGCGATGCACTAACTTGAGTATTTGGGTCAGTATAATTCCAAGGTACATTAAATAAGCTATTTAAATTATTTACCAATCTTAGATTTTTTCTTATTGATATATTTGTTTCACCGTTTCCATAAATGCCTGGTTTTCCCCCAAGAACACTAATATGAGGACCATCTGCGACAAAATGGTTTGGAAGATATTTGACTAAATTTTTAGCTAATTTCGTTCTGACTCTATAATCTTTAGTTATAAATTTTTTACCCTCTAATTCATTTACAGGCATATTCGCATTTCTAAAATTTATATCCCAAGAAAAATCTTGTAATTCTGACATTTTTCTTTGTTCGTATACAATTCTTTCAGCTTCTGGACCAATAGATTCATCCATCATTTCTTTATATTTAATATAATACTCATTATTTTCTGGTAATTGTTCCAATATTGATTTCATCATACGAGGATTGCTGTGGTATCCTTGTAGATACTTATCTCTAAATTCATTAGGATTTTTAAAAAAGTCTGGGTTACCATCTGTAAATGAATATATGTCTTTAAAATATTCTTGTACTTCTTTATGTTTAGCTATGTCCATAAAATTCTCAACAAAATATAAATACTCCTGTCTGAACCTTATGTCCTCTTCTTTAATATTGTGGTCTGCCACCTCCCAGTTTCGAGTATTGCTTTCAGACTCTGACCATACACTATGTTGTTTTATATCTGGTTTTGAAAGTGAAGGAGTCTCTGTTCTGGTTATGTGTCTTATATTTATAGGGTCTTCATTTAGTTTGTCTTTTATAAGATGCATAGGTATTTTTTCACTAGGTTTGTAACCTAAAGTTTTAATCCAATCCTGTAACCCTAACCATTTAATTTGGTCTGGTGATACCTGGTGTTTTTGTGTAAGAACATTAATTAAAGACTGTGACTTAATACCATTTGGAAATTGTTTTTCTATTATATCTGCAACTTCGATTACTTTATTTTTGAGTCTTGACTTTTTGAGCTTAAAGCTAATATCTCCTCTTGCAAATTCTTCTCTATAAGTTTTGTCACCGATGTCATATTCCCTAAAAGCTTTTGCAATTCTGGCTTCATCAGCTCCCTCAAGTGGTCTGGTTGTAATAAAATCTTCATATCTTTGTTTTCTCCTTTTAATAGCAGTTATATAATCATCGGTAGTTTTTTCTCCACCATATAAACCAAATAAATCTTTCATAGCTACCCAGGTTATAGCTTGTACTCCTCTTACAGATATACCTAAATCGTTACCTGTTTTTTCCATTGCTTTGTCTATAATTTTATTTAAATTAGATGAAATAACTTCATCTTTTGTTAATTCACCAAAACCAATTTGTGCAAACCTTGCCATCCATAAATCGTTAACAGATAAATCTAAATTATTTTGAACACCTATCATTGCACCTATTTTAGGACCAAACATCATAGCTGGGTATGTTATATCATCATTAACTAAATTAGTATTTAATCCTTCTAAATTCTTTGCCCATTTTCTGGCATTGGGTAAAGTCATACCAAATTCTTTAACAAATAGATTTCTTAAATCTTTTACTGTTGTTGGTTGTATAAGGAAATTATTCACAGATTCCCAGGAACCAAATTTTTCTTTTAATAATGTTAATTTATTAAACTGTTGTTCAATAAGAGGAAGACTTAGATTAGCTCCACTTGGTTTAGTATGTCTTAAATTGCCATCTTTTAAATATTCACCTATAACATAAGTAGCTAATGATAAATTAGGGTCTAATTTTCTTTGTTGTGAAGTTATACCACTAACCATTTTAAATAATGCCCAATTATCTTCTTTTGCTAATTGTGGCATTTCATCAGTTAAACTCTCTCTTAAAAACTTCACTCCACTATCCCACCATTCACCTTGTTCTATATCAAGTTTAGGGTCTCTAAATAATGATTTTGCAAACAATGATAAATCTTGTGCTTTTTTATCTATTTGGGATACAGACAGTTTGGTTAAATCAGTTGGTTTAAACACTTTACCATTATTCCAGTCTCTTATAATCATTTCTTTGACTTTTATAACTTCTGCTTGTTTTACAGAATTAGCTATTGATATAGGATTTTCTACTATATTTAGTAGGTTAAATAATTTGTTATCTATATCTTGTAGTGTTTTAGGTACAATTAATGTATTTAAATTTTCTGCTTTAGGACTTAAAACCTTGTCTATATAATTATTAGAAAATATATTTTTAAGTACAACACCTCTCCATTCTACTGGACTTAAATTATTTGGTAAACCTTCTGGTGGTCTCCAGCTATTTAAAACTAAAGTTTCCCAGTCTTCTAAACCCTGTTGGTCCACTTCTATAAGCTCTACTTTATGACCTTCATTAGATGGTTTTTCAGCAGATGGTAATGTTGCTGAATAATTTTCTGGGAACAATTCTTTCTTTGATTCGTTAGATAGTTCTAACTTATCTATAATTTTACCTTCCTGCCTTACTAAATCTGACTCAAAATTGTTATTTTTATTATAATCACTTACTTGAAGTTTAAATGTTGATGGATTAGAAAGTAGTTCTCTTAAAGACACTATACTTGTATTCATTGGTACTATCTGTTCAAACATTCCATCTTGTAAAGCAAATACTAAATTTTTAAGCATTTGGTCAGCAGGTATACCATTTGAGTTTTGAGACATCACATTCCAAAATTTATTCATTAATACATCTATCTCTGCTCTGTTTTGGTTTATAATAGCATCAAATTCTGGATTTTGTATAGATTCTTGAGTTATATAATTATCTATTAAGTTAGGTGATTGGTTTAGCACCCAATCTTCAAATAATGAGCTAAATAGCTCAATTTTAACTTCTTTTGAAGGCATACCTGCTTCTTCAATTAAAGTCTCTAATTTGTCAGTGAATTTGTTTATATTCGCTAATAATTGAGTTTCACCTATTTGTCCGAGTTGTCTGTAGACTGACTCTGTAATTTCTTCCAGGTATACTGTCGGACTCGTGTTAGAGCTGACTGTGGTTTTAATCCCCTCAGCTCCAGACCCTTCTGTTTGTCCAGCGACTTCAATGGTATAAATTTCGGCATTTTCGTCATATCCTAATTCCCTCTTTTTCTGTTTACTTAAATTTACTGGTTCTACTAAATCAGACACATCATTATAATTAGGAATCATTTGAAACTCTTCTAATGTTCCAAAAGCATACCTCTCACCTATAAATTCTACCTTTATATTATTAGTATGTGTTAATGTGCTGTTTAAGTTGTGTAATAATGTATTTTGTGTTGGTACATCTCCTATAACTTCATCAAAACCTTCTGGGTTCTGTAATACTAGTTCTTGACCTATTCTTAAATGATTTGGATTTTTAATACCATTCCAAGTTACTAAATCGTTAGGAGAAACTTGATACCTAGTTGCAATTTCATTTAAAGTTTCACCTTTATTAACTGTAACAATCTGATATGGTTCACCTGTAGAAGTTTTTCTTGTTTTTGGTTCTGTATATTTTTGTGTTAAATCAAATGTCCCATCCCATTCTGCTAAATCACTTATTTTTTTAGCTATATGGTTTTTAAAAAAATCTGATAATTTGTGGAACTGTTCACCTGTTTGTGGGTTTTTAAAAGGGTGTACTCCAATTAGATTTTTTAATGTAGCTTTAGAGTCTATAACACCATTTTTTAAAACTATATAATTTGAAAGATTTATTACATTTCCGTCTGGCATTTTAAGTTCTATTACTAATTCAGCTTGACCTTGCTCATTTACTTTAAATACTTTATTAAATTCCTGTACATTTCTAAAATCTTTTTCAGTATATTTTGCAGTAGCATTTTGATAATTAGAAAGCATAATGAATACATCTTCCATAAACTTTAATTCTGCTTGTAATTGGTCATTGTTAGTTACAAATTCCCACTTACCAGTCTTTTTATTATACTTTTTGCCAAAAATTAATTCTAACTGCTCTTTATAAAATTCTATGTTTGCAAATTCGTGATATAGAGAATTTCCTTCTACCGTTGCTAATCTTGAATGTAACATTAATTTCTGGTCAGAATTTAAATCTGTTCTATTTTTTTCCGTTTCTAACCATTTAGGCATTTTAGTTTTACTAGTAAAATTGCTAATTATTTTTTCATTCAATGAAGATATATTTCTTTTCCAGAATTGAGCTTCTGCTTTTCCTCCTTTTATAAATCTTTTTATACTACTACTACTGTGAAGTAATGTTGCTATACCTAAATTAGTTATAACTGACTTTACACCTTCGGCTGTCGAATACCTTTCAGCAGTTTCCCAAAAAGATTCTGACAATTCAGACCAGGGAACATCTCTTAAACCATCTTCATCAGCAACTCCTTTACCGTATTCTTTCATCCATTCTTCCATAAATACACTTACTTCAAAAGTGGTACCAACAGCTAAGCTTCCTTTTAATAATTGAAATACTGCATCAGCAGTGTTTGGGTTAGTTAATACTGGACCTTGTGGTGTAAAGTTTAGACCTAATCCTCTTATGTTTTTAGAACCCCCTAAATAAGGTAGCATTGCACCAACGGTCACATCTAAAGCTGTATTAAATGCTAATTGTGATAGAGGTGTGTTTGCCCAGGTTTCAGAGTCATTATATCCTAGTAATCCGTGTGTAGCAAATATAACAGAACTTTGTGCTACTGGACTTAATCCTTTGAAAGCTTTAGAATAAGATAAAACACCTCCTGTTCCTTTGAACCCTGCTACTGTACCTAATATTTGGTGAGATATATTTAAAGCATCAAATAAATAACTCTGGTCTTGATATAGTTCGTAATTTTGTATTGCTTTTACAGTTAAACCTCTATATGATTCATCCCAGTATGCATCTTTCATTCTATCAAATACAGCATCATATGCATCTTGTGCAGTTGCAAAAGGTTCATCCATACCAGTTTCTGTACCATTCCAGTAAACTCTATAACTTACAGCATCTGGGACTTCTTTGCTTACTCCACTATCTTCAAAAATATTTGTGGTATGTAAATGTGATGGTAACATATTTTTAAAGTCTACTCTCTCTACTGTTCCATCTTTTCTTACTGCAACAACTGAATATCCTTGTTGACTGTTTTGTAAATGCATTCTATCAAAATTTATATCTTCGTCTGGTTGATTACCAGCTAATTGGTTTATTTCTGAAATAGTATTATTTAAAAGACCCATAGTCATACCTTGGTCCATAAAATCTATTCCATTTCTTAACCAATAGCCAATAGTTGATATAGGGTTATCTATCCAATTTCTATTTATATATGGATTAGTTTTTAAATTTTCTAAAAATTCTTTACTATATCTTTCTTCATACTGCTCTTCTAAATCTTTTTGGTTTAATAATTGAAACCCTTCTTTATCAGCTTTTTTTCTCCACTCTAATTCACTTTGCTGGTAATCATAGTATTCTTGTAATTCTTTTTCTTTACCTACAGGCATAAACATATTAGTCTCTAAATCATAAACTAAGTAACCTGCATTGTTCATTTTATTTATATTAGTAGTTTTTTCTTGACCAGGAGGCACAGGTCTTCTACCTATAACTTCTTCCATCTCTGACATTGGTATATGAAAATCTGGACTTAATGTAGGGTCTTCTATTTTATCATTAACTGTTTTTTTACTTAATGCATCTCTTCTATTTTTTGTGGGAACTGTAAATAAAATATCTTGAATATTTAAACCTTCAAATTCTTCTTTATCATCAACAACATATTCTGGTTCGCCTGTAGCTGGGTCTACTTTTAATATTATTAGTTGTTTAGGAAATCTTTCTTCCGAAGATTCTTTGGTTAAAAGTCCTTCTTTGAAATCATATTTATGGTAAGGACCTTCTGCAAACGATATATATTTATCTTCATCGCCATCTTTTTGTACAATATCTTCGTATGATATATTATATTGGCTTTCTAATTTGTTGTCTACAATAAGCTCTCTTGTTGAATGTACACCACTGTATATCCTAGGGTCTGATTCAATAGTATTAGCTGAGTCTATATTTCTTTTTAATAATTGATTAAAATTAGAACCATCACCATTTTCGTCATAATATTCTCTTGGTATATTATAATTATCTATACCTTTATTATTGTTTGACCAATTCTTGTAGTTAGGTGCTATAATTTTATGTACTAAATAATTAGTTTGAAGTATTTGCTCTTCACCTAAATTTTCGATAGCTTTTTCTGGGTTTTTATTTATCCATTCATATAAATCTAATGTAGCATTTACTTGAGTTCTACTTAAAGTTCCAGATAGGTAAGCATTACCTTCATCATCTGGGTCGAACTGATGAATTTCTCCAGTTTGAGGATTATATAATGAGCCGAATTTTACAAAATTTTGGTAATGGTCTGGTGTGTGTGACATTATTCATACCTTAATTTATCAAGTTCTGCTTCTTTTTCATTCAATAGTTTTACTTTTTGATTATATTTAATGAAATTTCTATTTATTTCACCTATTTTCTTTTTAAATTCTGGAAGCTTAGAGTTTATATCATTCCATAATTTCAATTTTCCATCTTCACTTAAATTGCTGATTAATGGATTTTCCATAAATGACCTTATGTTTGGTTCTTGGATTTTAATTGAGACATCACCTGTGTTTGTATAATTTACTACATATAAATTAGGCATATTAGTAGGTAAATTAATACTTTTTTCTATATTCTCCAACATATTAATCTTAGACTGAACATCACTTTTATACATAGAATCTTTCTGTGCAGTTAAATCTTTTATGTTAGTAATCAGCTTTTGTTTTCTTGATTTTTTTTCTTTAATTTTTTCTTCTTGTTTAATTTTTTTTGCTTCTTCTTTTTTTAGTTTTGATTGACTATTTTTGTATTCTGGATTATTTGGATGTATCTTACCGTGTTCATCTGTTTTAAATCCTAAAGGGTCAGTATGCCAATCATATAATTTACTGTTCATTAATTCATATTTGTCTTGCTGTGTAATAGTGCTATTTTTATACAACTCTGATAAACTATCGAACCGTTTTCTAGAATTGCTTCGGTTATCTTCATAAGCTTCAAATCCTGGAGTATTTGGTAGCCATTTAGCTATCATTGTACTATCTTGTGCATTTAAAGCAACACCATTATTAATTTTATGCTGAATACTTGAAAGTTGCATTTCCTCTATAGTATTCTCTAAATCACCTTTAGGATTTTTCTTTTTTGAACTTGTTGTTGAACTTTTTGTTGCAGGTGGGTTTTCTTTAAAATAATCTTCCCATTGTTTTGGTGTCCATCCTTGACTCATTATTTACCTCCAAAAAAGTTTTTAGGTAAAGTGCTTCCTACTGGAACAGGTCCATTAGGTCCTTGTATATAATACTGTCCAGCCTGTTCATTCCAGTACATTTCTCCACTTGCTAACATACTTTGTAAATTTGAAGCTGGTGCTTGTTGTGATACTGAAGGTGTTTGACCAAACCCAGAATAATTATATCCACCTGCTGTTTGACCTCCTTCAATAAAACCTTTTGCTCCAGTTCCTAATGAATTCCATAGAGCTGTTCTACTGGTAGCACCTTTATCGAATAATCCCCCAAGAGATGCACCTTCAGTACCTTTAAATGCTGATGCTCCAGAAGATATGCCTCCTGCTAACCCTATTGCACCACTCATTATAGTTTGGTTCATATGAGCCTTTTTCTGACTCCTTATAGCATCTTGTTGCTGTCCTATGTTATTTAATAATTCTGTTCTTCTTCTACCGTAGTCAGCCATCTCTTTAGCACCTTGTTGCTGTGTAGCTAAATTTCTATCTGCTATACCTTGTGATTCTTGTGCTATTTGTTGCAATGTTTCTCTTCCTGTTTTTCTTTTAAGCTCATCAGCTATTACAGAATTTTCTAATCCAGAGCCATATAATCCACCCATTTGATTTTGGAGGGTTTGTTGTTGAGTAGCTTGGATTCCAGGCATCCTTCTGTTTATCTGTTGTTGAACATTAATTCCACCCCTTGCTGACCTTGACCTAAGGTCATTGTAATATTTCATCTCTTCTGGAGACCTGTTTTTAAGTTTATTTAAACTATTTATTTGGTCTTTAAATTGTTTATTTTTTTGGTAGGCACCATATCCAGCCATACCAAGTTGTGCTAACTGTAGCCACATATTTAGACCTCCTCTCTAATACTGTGTGGTAAATCTCTATCTGCATCATCATTTGTTACCTGCCCTAAAGTTTCTAACCATTTTCCCCAATATGCTCCGTACATATCTGGACTTATTTTTGCATTTATAATTGCTATTGCATAATCACATAAACTTGTGTGATATTGACCAGGTATTGTGGGATAATACTCTCTAAAAGCATTAACTCTCATAGTGCTATTAGATGATATATCAACTGTGGTAGCTTTTGCTTCATTCATCGCATTCCATCCGTTTTCATTAATCTCATCAACATTTGGTCCATCATCATTAAAATTTGCATTTTCATCATATGTTGCTATATCATATATAATACAATCATTTTCGTAATCATACTCATAATCTCCAAGTTCTGCTGTTAACCAAGGATGTAATGGGAATGTTGGTACTGTAGTATTTGTTTGTGAATTGCTCGATAGAGGATTTGATTTTTCTAAATATTTTCTCTTAAATTGAACTTTTAAACCTTTTAAACCTTCACAATCTGAACTTAGAGCCACTCTTAATTTATTATAGTTACTCCCTTGTACTTGTATATTTACAGATGATGGCATTGTCCATAAATTTTGACCTGGGTCTTGAGTAGCTCCAGTATCAAAATTAAACCAAGCACCGCTTCCTGGTCCAGTTATAAAATAATCTGAATTGTGCATCTCATTATTAACAATAGTACCTCCCCAAAAAGTTTCTGGTGCTGTTCCTGTCTCACCTTTTAAACTGGCTGGGTCGTGTACAAATTTATCTGCATATGATGTATTTGTCATTGTACAAGCAGTTATTCCCCCAGTAGATGAATCAACAGTTAGGTGATAATTAGGTAAAACTTTCCAAGAACCACCTACAAGATTATTGCAATACTTTGCTCCACCTACATCTGTGGGTAGACCTGTTGCAATATCAGTTGCGATAGGTTGCCATACCAGTTGTGGAACTATACTATAATATATCCAATCATAAGAATCTTCTGGAGCTGAGGTTGGTGATTTTACCACAGTATCTCCTGTTTTATCTTGTGTATACTTATATCCTCTATGTAAATTTTCATCCCATCTTAAAAATTGTTTTATAGGTAATAACTTTTGCAATGAAGTATTTTCATTAAGTGTTGCATAATAATCAATTCTAACTTTTTCTTTATCGTTAGGTTGTTTATCAAACCACATCCTGTCCTCTTTAACAAAATAACCGTAAGGTGTTCCTGTATTTACTGTGTGGTCTGTCTTCCTGTATATTTCATTTTCTGAAACTGGTTTTAGTCTACAACCACCAACCCAAACTGCTATAGGTTTCTTATAATCACTTGGTAATGTAATAGATGCATCTGAGCCTGTAAATGTTGTTTCGTGTGTTTTTTCTAGTATATCACAATTACGAACCATTTCTATTTCAGCTTCCTGTAATAATGATTTTAATGTTCCTTTATGCCCTTCTGTAAATAATAAACACCTATCTATTAATTGTTCCCAACTTTTCATTATGCACTCTCCAATACTTTAATTCTTTTTTTAAGAGATTCTAGCTCTTGTCTTAAATGGTTAATTGTTCTATCTAAATCTTGTACTGCTTTTGATGAAGCTAAATCTTGAGGTTTTGTGCCGATTTCCATTAATCTACCTCTAATGTTAATTTTCTTATTTCAAATGGGTTAGGACTTTCAAAAGCTACAATTTGCAGTTGTAAAGCTATCAAATTTGCTAATTTAGGTCTTAATACTATAGTTTCTATTATACCATTTGATGACGGTATTGTTTTTTCTGTTGAATATCCAATATCTGAATCAACTGTTGTTGAACCTACAGCAACTTTACTTGTTAATCTTAATGAAAAATCTTCACTTGATTTGTATTGTAAATATATTCTTCTAACTGTGACACCTTTTGTTAAATCGTCAGAAAGTTTTATAAATCCTGTCTTTCTATTAAATGACACTGGCTCAGTACCTTGTTCTGGATTTAAACTATACATAAATGTATCTTTAGAATCTGTCGGAGGTTCATCACCTGGGTGTACCCTAAATGTTAAATTAGCTGGTTCTGTAGCACTTATTTGTGCTGTGTCTACTAAATAAGTAACAGGACTATCTAATACAGTATTAGGAGCTACTCCTTCTGTAGACATAAATTGAATATAGCTTATTTGTGTCTGAATTATTTGTTCGTTATCATAGCTACCTGTTAAACCTGCACCATCAGAACTTATTGTTAAATGTGTATAAGGTAAATTAGTATGTGCTGTATTTCCAAATGGACTATTGGAATTAGGGAAATTTAATTTATATGGTCCAGATGCAGAGAAAGTTACAATTTTAACAAAACCTAATGTTATAGGGTCATTTGTAAATGCTAAATTTGTTTCAGTCGTTTCATCAGTTGTTGCATCTATATTTCCTAATTTAAATTCAGTTACTGCTCCTGGAGTATCTACTTCTATAACTACTGTTCCAAAAGGTATACCAGTTCCATCTACTCGTAACCCTACATATATATCACTACTTGTATTGCAGGTAACTGTAGAACTTCCTGCTGTTGTAGCACAGGTTGCATCTGTAAAATTTCTTGGTTCATTTGTTAAACTTCCATTAGTTTGTATTATAGTTTTTGTATTTCCAGAATCATAAGTTAGTGACACTATATTATAAGTACCATTGTTAGTTGTTGTTCCTCCATCTTGAAAACCTGCAACACTTACATCTTGTGTTCCTGCCCAAGCTGTAGTTAAATCTGTTCCTATAATTTCAAATTTTCCTGTACTTCCGAAAGCTACACAAGAAGCTGTGTCTGTCGCTGTATGTGTTTGTATATTATTTGTTATATAAGGAGTATCATCAGTCCCAGTACATTTTAATGTATAATCTTCAAAATTTTGTGTATTTTTATGTCTTATTATCATAAGTTTATAATCTTCATCTTTAGCATATGTTGCTGTTTCTTCAGATGTACTATATCTATGAACTCTCCAATGAGCTTGGTTTTGATTTAACATATCTAAATTAAGTATATATGTGCAATATTTTTTATTTGGTAATCTCATATGTAATTCTTGTTTTAATATATCTATAGAACATTTTATATCTGTTCCTTTGTATGCTTGATAATCTGAATTTATAGGTTTAGTTAAAGGTGTAGCATTAAAGTTAGTATCTAACATATAAAATGCTTCTGGACCAGCAAAAAATATTCTACCTTGATAACTTAAAACACTTTCTGGTGCTATACATCCTATATTAGGTTCTGTTTCTTTAAGTCTCCAACCTGTAGGGTCTACAGAATTTAAAGATAATCTATATATACCTTTTGTCATTAATACACACAAATCCCCATACAGTCTTTGCATACCTATAATTTCACCACCTTGTAAATCGTCAAGCTGAATAAAGTTTGTTGCAGGGATAACATCTGGCTTTCCAAGCTCTGAATACATAACCCAGTTTTCGTGTGTTTCTGCATCTTCTGCATCATTTGCAAATATTTTTACATTACCAATATAATTTCTTCCTTCAATATATTGGCTATATTTATAATATGTATTTAAATTTGTCGTACCTAAATAATGAGCAGGTCCAACATATGTACCTGTATCTATATGTGTAACTTCTATAGTTCCGTCTGATTGTTCTTTAAAAGAACTTCTTGGTCTTAATGTTGCCATTGTTGTTGCAGGATTATAAGATTCGCCTGTAGTAGGTAATTCTGTATTGTCTGAAAAATTTAATAATGTATTACTATGACTACTTACAACATAAGAATTTCCTAAAAATTGAATAGTCCTTCCTACCATATCTGTGTAATCTGAAAATGCTAATGATGAAGCACTCTCATCTATACCTAAACTACCACCACCACCAATAACTTGACCTTGGGTTCCAATACCAACAGAACCATTTAATACTTCTAACATACAACACTGTGTAACAACCATTCTGTTTTTAGAAGAGCTACCACTACTTGCTTTCCAATAAAATTCAAATCTTAAATCTTTACCTGTAACTCCACCAGCAGGAGTAGTAAATACACCTTGGTATTGTATAAGGTAGCTTAGTAAACCACCTTCGTGTTCAACAAATATTTCATCATTGTTTCTAATTCTAAATTTATGATACCTTCCACCACCACCTTGGTTTTGCCATCCCATTATAACTGAGTAATAATATTTTGTGGATGCTTTGTATTCTATATGCCTTTGTTTTATATAAGTACTTCCATAAGCCATACTGTGATTCTGATTTTTCTGTAGCAGTATAGCTCCTGGCTTTGCTTCTCCATAAGTATATGAAGATGAATTAGATGTATACCAACCTTGTGGTTCACTGTTTCCATTGTGTATAGTATATGATTCTAAACCAGAACCTGTACGAGGATGACCAGTATTGTCTGCTGAGCCAGACTGGGTTATATCATTATAATATCCACCATCAAGAAACCCAGCACCCCATTTAATACAATTTTTATTATCAAGTAAAAAATAAACTTCATTATCAGCATTTGGTGCATCTCTATTTACTATATAATGTGTGTAGGAGGCTGTTCCACCATTAGTTTCATTATGATTTGGAATATGTGTAACTGGATAAGCATCATTATACTGTACATATTGTGCTGAATATTGATTATGCTTAACTAATCCTGGAAAAGCACCTTTATGGGTATATTCTGTTTCATATCCACCATCACCATCAGATACCTGCTCAGATGTTCTTGTAGCTATTTTTGCTAAGCTTACAGCTTTTTCGTCATCAGCCCAATCACCACCGCCAGTACCAAATATCCAAGGATGAACATTTTCAGCATCTATATAGTTAGGGTCACCACAATTTGTAATATTATGTTTAGAAGTACTTTCAGAGTTTGTAGCTGTGAATCCAGCTTGAGAAAATCTCATATTTCTACCACACCAGTTTTTTGACCATAAATCATCCCAATGATTCACACCATCACTTAATTGTTCAAAAGAGGTTACTGGAGGGTCTTTTAAAAATATAACTCCTGCTTTCCTTGTTGTAGTTGCATCGGTAGCCTCTAAATGTGTTGATGAGGCATCTACTATATTTCCACTACTGTTTGTAGTTACTAAACATTTATTTGTTACTACCCTAACCTCTTTATCAACTCCAATGTCTGGGTCGCTTAATTTTATAGTGCCAATTTTATAATAAGTATTTGTCTTATCATTTTCAACATAGTCCACAGCTCTGTATATATTAAAGTGTGTTATTCTTGGGTTCCAGTCTGTTTTTCCATATCTAAATTTTATAGGTACAGAATTAGATGCATAAGTTTGACTATTATAAGCTATTCCACCTTCGTCTAATGCTGATTCCTGGATATTATCATAAACTACAGAAACTTTATATTTATATGTATGATTGTTTGCTATACCTGGATTTGAACCAGAATTAGCTTCAGTACCTAATCCTTGATAAGAAAACCCTATTGGTAATGTTGGTGAAGAATTTTCATCAAAATAATAACCTTTAAATGTATGTTCTGTATATTCTGGGTCTGCATCAGTGTTATATTTTTGATATGTTACATATTTTCTATCTATATACCCATACCATCCTGGTGGTTTATTTGTACCCATAGGAAACCTTAAAATATTATCGTGTATCTTAATATCTAAATCAGTTCTATCTTCAGAAAAAGTTTGAACACTTTCTAATGCTGTGTCTGTGTATATATTAAAACCATCACTATTACTTGTAATACCTCCAGAGACAATTTGAATCCTATAATTGTCTGCTGGTGTTCCACTAGGTATTTGATAAGTAAAGGTTCCGTCTGGATTAGCAGATGTAACTAAAGCATCCCCTATCTGAGCTAAATCAGATAGGGTGCTATGTGTTGGACCTGCTAAAAGGTAAACATCAACGGTAATTTCATCTATTAAATTACCTTCATAATATGTATCTCCAGTTTCTGCCATTAGTTAGTCTGTGATGTCCAAGTAATAGTTATTGAATCACCAAAGTATTTTTCTTCTCCAGTAGTTGGTGATGTTAATGTTAATGATGCTAAAGAAGATTTAATAGTAAAATATTCAGTATAGCAATACATATCATCATCAGTATTGGATGTTACTTTTATTCTATAATTAGCTCCTGCTGTTACAGGAGTGCTACCAGCTCCTAATGTGCTAAGGTCTATAGAGCTTTGAGTATATGTACCAGCTCCTGCTGAAGTATTTATTGAACTTGCTATTTCTAAAACTCCTCCAGTTGCACTTATAAGCTCCATTTTGGCTGTACCACCAAATGATGCATCCATAACTTGAAATGCTTGACTTAATCCTGTATCATTATTATCGTAAGCTCCATCAGCATTAAATCCAGCTCCCATTCTAACATTCATATCACCTCCTATGTTTACAGCCTCTGGAGAAACTCCTGGTTCTGAAGGGTATAATACTAACCACATTGCTCCAAAATCTACACCTATTGTTTTCTCATTGGCTAAAAGTTCTATTGAAGCATCTGATAATAATCTATCATTACCTGCTTCGGCTCCATCTAAATTTGTTGGTAATGTTATTGTTGTAGAAACAGATGCACTATTATCTACTGCTGGAAATGGATATGAAGTTGAAACTCCATCTTCGCCCATTAAATTTAAAACTGGAACAACAGTACCATATGTTGCAATTAATGCATCGCCATCTGGTCTTATATTCATTGTCATAGAATCTGTTGCTAAAAGATTACTTCCATCCATCGCCCACATCGTTAATGAGATTTGTGCATTAGTTGTTATTGGATATGTTAAACTATCTCCAGTAAAAGTTGTACTCCAACTTGCTGTTGGAGTTATTTCTGTATAAGAAATATTACCAGAACCACTACCATTATCATCTAACTTTTCAATAGCAAGATAAAATTGAGTTGCACTAGATACTACATCAGATGATGCAATTCCAGAAACTGTTACCGTTTCGTCTGATTCAAAACTTTGTTGACTTAACGGTGCTTGTATAGATATAGTATTTTGAATTTCTGGGTTCCAACCACCATTACCACCATCATCTCCATCAAAATCAATCATATTTCTAACTGTTAATAAACCTGTTACTCTGTCGGCTCTTCCAACAAAATATAAATCTCCAACACCTGGATTGGTAGTTTTAGGTAACATTTTTTTATTAAAATCTAAATGTGCAGGGTTTGATTGTACAGATTGAGATTTAGCTTTTTTTAATGTTGAGCCTATTGTATTTTGTGCTAAATCATTGGCTGGTTTAACATAACCAGTACCATTATTAATTCTAAATGTATCACCTGGCTCTAGGTAACCGTTTTTTGCCTCAAATAAGCTACCACCTCTTGCTAATGCTGTAGATACAGTCTCGCTGTAAGATGGAGTGTATTCAAAATATGCCATTTTTTTCTCCTATATTGTTGTTATTTTAAAGATTCGTTTATTTACTGAATCGTACCCTACCCATATGTGTCTATTTTGGTCTGGGTCTGGGTCTTTCCATCTTACTATTTTAGTGATATTTAGATTATCAAAAAATGCTTTTATAGCTCTTCCTTCTCTCTTTTTGACTATGCCTGGACTAAATAAGTCTAAATTTTCACAAACCACACATTCACCAGGTTGTAAAATTTCTGGGTTTGCTTCAGTATTTAACCATCCAGTTTGTGGTATTTCTATTTGTCTAGCCATTTATAGGTTTCCCACTTGTTAATGCTACTTTATTATTTAATACAGCTATTCCTTCCATAGCTTTATTTTTTGCAACATCAGACCTACCCATATTATTGTCATTTTTCCAAAGTATAGCTTCAGCTAAATTTATAAGTATATGATGTAATGGTTCTATTGTATCGAACCCTGCTGAAGAGTGTTTATTGCCAATAATTACTTCAGTGTCAGCAGTTACATCAGATGCTAACATTTTCCTTGGTCTTGTTCTGAAATGTACCCTTACAGCATCCCAACCACTTGGGAATACTCTAAGACCTCCAAATGTTACTGGATAAGCTTCATCACTTATACTGAGACCATCGGCTGTCCAATGAACAGCTATAGGATGTTCTTTTGTTGGTTTACTATATGAACTGTCCATAAATTGATTATATTCAGCACTATTAATGACTGTACATTTAACATAATCAGAGGTGGCAGTATCTTTTCTTTCTACACGAAAAACATCATCCAAGTACCATTGACCACTCATTATTTTATAGTCACTTTCTGGTGTGTAATCATCATAAGCAATATTATCTACAAATAAACTACTATCAAGCATACTCCATAATTCTATTAAACCTGTATTAATAGCATCAAGTTTTTCATCTTGTGAAAATAAAGTGTCAGCACTTGATTCGTCACATCTATATCTTAGACTTTGTATAACCTCGGTAATTGTCATTTAAACTCCAGTTAATAGAGGGAGCCGAAGCTCCCCCTATATTTTAATTAACTACATTTAGTATGCAGAAGGTCCACCTACTATAGCACCTTGCATTCTTGGATTAGTACAAGTTAATTGACCCATCCAGAAGATTTTTGCAACCATTGCATCAGAATCTTCTCTTTTCTTAAAGCCATCAAAAGTAAAGTTTCTTTTGTTGTGTACTTTAAAGTCAAGATAACGAGTATTTAAGAAAATCATCATCCCAGCTGGACAATGAGAATCTACAACAACAGAAGCACCACGGAAAGCAAGGTTTTGAAAACCTGCATCAGCTAATTGCTGATTCCCAGCGAATCTTTTGTTAGACTGCAATGCACTTTCATAAGCATCATAGATTTCATTTGTTGTGATAATCATATCTGGAGCATCATTGTCAATAGTTAACTGAGAATACATCTGAGTCATTTTCTTAACAATAAAAGCTGTTCCATTTGTTACAGCAACAAGTTCATCCCAAGTACAGGGTGTAGATGTTGTCCCAGAACCAGAAGCAAATGATGCTAATTTAGAATCCCACCAAGCACCACCATTCCCAGCAGAACCATTTTCTGTTGAGTCGATGCCACCTAAAGTTCTATTGTAACCAATAATACAGTTATCAACAGCACCTGGTGTATGCCACATAGTAGCAGGTGTACCATCAGTAATATCAATTAAAGCAGTATCATCATAAGCTGTTGAAGCTTGTGTTCCAGAACCAATAAGTGAAGTGAATGCACCTGCGTTAGGTCCGTCAGTATCAAATAAATGAGTACCAAATAAATCTTTTAAAGATTTTTCAGCATTCTTTAATTTTGATTTTAATAGACTTAACACTTGTGAATCGCCCATATTTTTATGTTCTTCTTCACCAGATATAGTAATACCTGCCCAAGCTTGAGTCCAATCCCACTCTGCACTTGACACAATTTCTGTGTTTGCAGTTGTTAATGAATCATAACCACTATAGAAACCTTGAGATGCATTTTTACCGTATTCTATTGGTGTAATAATCTTTTTACCACCATCTAACTTTTCAGCATTTTTAAGTAACTTAAAAGTTAAAACATTGGAGTTAAAAATATTATCAACCAGAACAGGTATAAACTTATCTCTTGTCAAAGCAGTCAAGTTATTATAGTTTAAAGCCATTTAAATATTCCCCTTTCGGAAATTATTCGAAATACTTAGCTATTTCTGGATTATCCATATTAACATTTTTATAATCACTAGGTATTCTTGAAGGAGTTTTTTCCTTCGATGCACCTATAGATTTAGTCTGAATAACCTTACCAGTATTTCGTTGTTTATTTTGTTCAAGTTCTTTATAGTGTTTCAACTGTTCCTGGGTATTGTCATAGTTCCAAAACTTAAAAGCTTCTGAAAAATCATCTAAACCTCTATCATTCATAAATTGAAGAAATTCAACTTGATTTTTTTCATCTCCAAGTGTTTCACTATTTTCAGATACAAATTGATTGAATTGAACTTCTAAAACATCAGTTCTTTTATCAAGCTCTACATTATCTAACCTTTGTTCTAAACTTTGTAGTTTATCTGGGTTTTGAGCTTGTAATGGTGTTTCAGACCCTTCTAATTGCTCTAAAGCTTCAAGTCCATTCAAACCTAAAGAGTTTATTGAGTTTTTATCATCACCAAAATATTCAATCATATGATTTCTAAAATCTTCATCAGAAGACACTTTATCCATCAGTTTATTCCACTTTGCAATGTTCTGAGCTTTTTCAGTGTTTGATTTTTGCCAGTTAGACTCATTGTTAAAAGAATCTCTCCATCGCTGGATTTCATCATTATCAATAAATCTACCTTCATCTTCATCAAACATTTGATAAACATCTTCTTCATTGCTCTCCGTAACTTCCTGGTTACTTGATTCTACAGGTGAACTGTCAGAATCTTTCGCTTCTTGAGTCGGACTTGCTTCCACATCACTTGATATGGTAGCCTTTTCATCTTCCGAGATTTCTATCTCGTTATAAGGATTAGGCATTTAGACACTCCTTTCGTAGTTGGTCTTTTCTAATCAAATTTTTATGCTTTTAAAGTTCTGCCACTTTGTTGTAATCTAGCAGACTGTCCTGTAGTACCTTTAGAGCTTAAACGACTTCTTACCCTTTTAAAAGTGACAGCTTTTCCTCCACCAGGTACTCTTACTGTAGCCATATACTTATCAGCTACATCACCTTTTAAACCACCTCTGTATCCACCAGTTTCTAATTGTTTGGTCACATCTACAGTATCATTAACACCGTCAAATCCACCGTGTTGACCTTTACTGTGTGGTCCTTTACTGGCATATTTACCAGAAACCTTTTTTACTTTTAATTTACTCATCTTTTGCTACTCCTCTTAATAGGTGTGTCTTAGCCATTTTGTTTAATCTAGGGTTATCTTGGTTCATAGCACTTTGTATGCATTCCTTGGTAACACCTTCATAGCCATTTAATTTACACCATTGATTTAATGTTGAGACACCTCTACCTCTGAGAGAGTCTTTTTTTTGTTCAAAGTTTGTTCCTTCCAATTCCACTATTCTAAATCCATTAATATTTCTTCTAATCTATTGAATCTATCATCTAATTTAGTTTCAATCTTTGCTTGACCAATTTTTAAATCAACAATACTATCTTCATTAACCTTTACCCTTTTAACTACTTTAGATTGCTCTTTTTCAACAGTTTCTATTTTAGTTTGAGTTGAGCCTTGGGTAAACACAAAAGTTCCTATTATAGTAGCTCCTGTCAATATTGTTCCTAAAGATATTTTTTTGTCAATCATTGTTGCTCTCCTCCTGGTGGTGGTTCTCCAAATCCTTGCTCTTCTCTTAATCTCATTTTAGCATTCATAATTTCATCTGGATTGGTTGATTCGCTCATTGTTTGTTGGTCTTGTTGCATAGCCATCATTTGTTGTTCTTTAATAGCTAAAATCTCTTCAAGTATTTCTTTAGATATATCTTTCTGTGTCCATCTCCAGAATTGTTCTGGTGACAATAATCCCATCTGGAAGAAATCTAATGCCTGGTCTATTCTAGAAGCTCTAGACTCTGGCATTGATGAACCTGGCACATATTTAAAATCCATATCTGGGTCAAGTAAATAAGGTGGAATCTGACTAAAATCAAAGCCTGTACCAGCCTCATTATACTTTCTAATGGTAATATTTTGTTCATAGTTATTTCTAAGCATTTGTAAAGTCTTACGATATATATCTATTACTGCATCAGAGCCTACTTCTCTTTCTTTTACTCTTATAACCTGCTGAGAAGCTTCTTGTAATTGAGCAATAGCTCTAGAAGCTGTAACTCCACTTGGATTTCTACCTTGTGTTATATCGTGTATTCCAGATACTGTATCAGTCATTTGTTGGAAACTCTGTAACATTGGTAGTGTGGAAGATGATATATTCCCAGCAGGTAATCTCTCTACTCTCTCGTGAGGACCTCCTATGTAATAGATTTGTCCAGGCTTATCACTTGGTCTATTTTGAGGAGTTTTAGCCATAGTTTTAGACATAACCATAGCAGGGTTACCGTGATATATAATATTGTCTACACTTTGACTTAATAATATAGCTGTTCCAACAGCAAGTGATTCTACAATCTCTGGTTCACCTTTACCCCAGAAATGATGTTCATCTTGATAGTTCTGAAATGTAACAAGAGGAATCTCTTCATATGGTGATATTTCTTTCTGTAATAACACATTTCCTGCCCAAGTAGCAACCATTAACTGTTCATCTTCATAATACCAAGACTCTTTAAGTAGTGTTTGTCCTCCACCATATGAACCATCACTTGAACCTCTACTATTTACATCAAGTGGTGAATCTGTATGCACATTATCTTCTATTCCTTTTGGTATACCATCACCATCAATATTTTCTTTTCTTATGAAACTCCTATATTCATCTAATCTACCCTCTGATTTAACATACTTTCCATTCTCGTAATCTCTCTTTATCTCATCTATATAGGTTGGAGTAGCAAACACAACACACTTTAATTCTTTTAAATTGGTAGCTAATGGGTCAACAAACACTGAATATATATCTGGAACACTATAGTCTATCATTCCATCTTTATAGCACACTTTAAGGAAGCCATTTCCGTATATTAATCCATCTCTTTTCATACCATTTATAGCTCTAACACATTTAGCTTTATCCATCTCAGATTCAACAGCTTCTTGACCAGTTTTTGCTGATTCAACTTGTTCTTCTTTCTTAGGCATAATATCTACCTTTGGAAATCTATCAGTTAGGATAGCATAAATAGTCTCTACTATTGAGTGGATAGTATTAGCTACAACTCTGGATTTGTATTTAGGTAGTTTAAATGGTTTTAAGAACTCACCGTTATATAACTCCTCATTTCTTCTCCATCTATTAACTTTATGTTGACGAGCTTTCTTAAACTCTTCAAACTTAGTCTCTAGCTTCTTTACAAATTTTCTTTCTGATTCATCTGGACTGTAACCAGCTTGGTCTTTTATAGAAGTATCTGTATCCATATCATAGTCTTTAATCGCCAAAGTTATATCTCCATTCGTTTTCGTTTGGTAGTTCCATTAGCTTGTTAATATCTTTCTGTAGTTTAGGCACTTTCTGTACAGGTTTATTTGGCACCTGTATATGAGTCAGTGCATATCTACAAGCATCCACACTATGGTCTTCCAGAGTAGTATCAATATCCTCTGGATTCTTTTCATCTCTTACCATCTGTGGTATAGTTCGTATCAAGTTGGGACAAGTTCCTTTTATTATGTAAAAGTTAGGTTGTTTCTCTTTAGTAAAATGCATTAACTGAGCCATATTCCTCCAACCATTAACTCTACTGTTATTAGCTGGTACTGTGTTAGGTGAATACTGTTCAATAACATTCGCTATTGATTTATCTGTATGCATCTGAGTAGCTGGGTTATTCCAGGACATTGGGTTTCTAGCCCACATACTTGGGTCAGCAAGAGTCATATCTATAGACTCTCCTCTTGATAAATCCATAATCTCTTTTCCCCATTCAGCAGGATGTTTCTCAGTACCATACAATTCCCTATAAAAGAACACTTTATTATCGTGAGTAACCTCACACCATAAAGCACAAAAAGGATTCGCATATCCCCAATCCACACCAATGAATCGCTTATTCTGACTACTTCCATATCCTCTAGCTCTTGCTTCTGAATCAGTAAGAGTATGAACATCTGGATGAAACTCTACAAAATACTGACCAGCGAACACATCCCAGTCACCTTTTCGCCAGGCTGAACGGAGTGGTTCTGGTAAACTATCCAGGAATCGCACATATTCTGGGTCTGCATCGACAAGAGTAGGATTATCATCAATAGTCGCTGGTATAAAGATTCTATATCTATCTGACAGTCTATCTTTAAAAGCTTTTCTTGGTTGATGTCCTTCAACAAATCTACCCTTAACCCAGGAATGTCCTTTACCACCTGGATTTGCTGTACAAAACACTTGTGGTTGAACACCTATTGTTGACCTACAACTTGATAACAATTTCAAATAGCTTTCTTCATCTGGTATCTGAGTTAGCTCTTCAATCAGCATCCTCTGATACTCGTGACCTTGGTACTTTGTATAAGCCTGGTCATCTCTTAAATGTCCAGTCCTTATCACTGCACCACTTGGAAACTCTATCTTGGTTGGTTTCCCTGTAAACTTTGCATTGGTATAAACCCTTCTGGCACGGTCAAGCCAGTCAGACAAATCATCAGCAGTCCTACGAATAACAAGACCACGAAAGAGAGGATTAGCAGTCTCTTTAAGCATCCATACAATCCCTGCATCAGTCTTACCACCACCCCTTGCACCACCATATAAAATCTCATAGCAATCTGAAATGGATAGAGCATAAGTTTGAGGACCTTTATGAGGTTGCCATAGTACATTCACTCTTTCTCACTTTCCTCTTGATTTGGCATCATTACGAAGCCTACATCTTCACCTGTCTCCATCTTAATCTCTTGAGCTTTTAAAGTAGGTATAAGTTTGTCAGCTATTATCTTGGTACATCCTATTGCATCTTTATGCTCTTGCTTGGTACCAAGGGTGTTAGCTATCTTAAAAATATTTTCTATAACCTTCTCTGCATTTGGATTATCTCTAAACTTCTCAATAATGGTATTTCCCTTCTTGGGTCTACCACCAGGATTGCCAGATTTACCCTTTTGGAACTGACCTGTATTCTTCCTGTTTTGAGGTTGAGTAACTTTCATCTATTTATATGCTCTTTCAGCCTTCCTTCTTAAAAGATTTCTTTTGTGCTTATTGTGGTCATAATCACTTCTATCAGACCTCTGCTGGTATCCAACACCCTCTCCTTTTAACATAGCTTGGTAGTAGTCATCGATACTAGCCTGTCTTGGTGCCCACTCACCCTCATATGAATTAATAAATTCTAATAGCTTCTCTGTATCACCTTCTGGTATACCTGGTAATGTGCCACCGTGCATTCTCATATAATCTCTCATAGTCTCACGGTTTTGAGGAGCTGTTTTGTCTTCATTTTTACCTATAAGACCAGAAGCAAATGGCATCCTCTTAACTCTCTGCATATCCATCTCATCTTCCATATATTTATCTTTACCCATAAACTGTTCTGGTTTAAAATCTGGATAAGGATTCTCTCTTAATTGATTAGGTTTTCCACCAAAGTATGTATCTTCGTGTTTAACTCCACCTTCATAACCACTAACACTTCCATCATCGTGGTATGTTACTTTTCTACCACCTTCGTAATCAGTATTCATAAACTCTGCTTCTTTTTCTGCTTCAGCTTTTTGTCGAGCTATAAGTTCAACTATATCTCTCACATTTGTAGGACTATCTTTAAAATCTAAAGCATCTATTGTTTTACCAGCCACTTCAGCAGTTTTATCTTTTGAAGAAGCCCCAGTCTTAATGTAATCTCTTTTAGCTATAGCTGTTTCTTGGTTTTGTTTTCTTATATCTCTAGAAGTAGCTACCTCTGGATGATTAATAGCTCTCTCTGTTCCACTATCACCACCAGGTATTAACCTTTGCAATAAACCTTTAAGACCTTTCTTTTTCTTATCATAAACATCTTTTGAGTAGTATGTTTTATCTCCTATAGTTTCCATAGGTCTATCTTTTAATTTTTGGTACTCGTATGCCACGATTTCTCTCCTTAATTGCCACTATTATATGGGCTAGTTGTTTTATTTTTAAATTTAGGTTTGTGATGGTCTTTGTTTCCTGCTCTTCTATCACGGTCTTTCTGCATTTCTTCCAGCATCTTTCTTGTAGATAGTGGTGGAGATGAATTTACATACTTTTTAGACATTAGTTTATATCCTTATAAGCATTCTTAATAGCTCTCTTAATTTTTTGTTTAGCTTTCTTATTTGTAGGGTCTATCTTCATCCCTTCCTCTAAGCCTCTCTGGTATCCCAGGTCATATGCCTCTCCAATGCCTTGCTGTATAACAAAATTAAATCTTGGTATCTTATTGACGAACCAGATTAAAGCTCTGTCTATATATCCAGGCTTATTAGTTTCTGTCTTTGTCATAAGATTCTAACTCCTCGTCATCTTCTGGTAATCCGAATTTATTCATATGGTCTTCATAGGTATCCCAATTATAGGCTTCTTCTGTATCTTTTATATTGTCATTTTCTGGTACATTTTCTTCAACTCTTTCAACAAAATAAACTGATTCGTAGATTTTTTTAGTGTGTTTATTAGCAAAAAATGTGGCTGAAATTGTGATTCCAAAACCTAAAAATGTGCCAAAAATTAGTAAAAATACTTCAATCATTAAATAAATTTAGAGAATAATTAGAGAAAATATTGCTGTATTTAAAAATAACTTGACTTATTGTTTTAAGGCTAATTTATAGCTATTTAGCCAATATTTGTATTTTGTGACCTTAAATATTAAAGTTTCGTAATTCTAAGTATTTTCAATATTTTATAACGAGAAAATTCCAGGAAAGATTTTTCTTGTTTAATTTAATTATATATTGTAGACACGAGAGCCAGAAATACCTAAAATTATTAGGTGTAAAAAAAAGTCTTGTTTGGTAAATTATTTATTCCGAACTTTGTTTTGTGTATTGTTTAATTAAAATAAAATAAAGGAAGAAAAATGAAAAATACTAAAAATAAAACTAAAAAATCTCCAGCAGTAAAACTTACTGAAAGAAACTGTACTGGGTTAAATGATAAAAAACTAAGAGCAGTTAAACACTTAGTGAAAAATACTGACATTAACATTACTAATGTAAAAGGTTACAAAAACCAAAACTCATTAAAAGGTGAAGTTGATGAAGTTGTAGGTACAATGAATGGTGAGAATCTTGTAGGTGATAATTTCTACGGTAAGTATAAGTTAGGTAGAATTATTGGTGAGGCTGGTTATAGCTACAGAGATGAAGATGAAGAGGCAACTAAAAATAAAATAGCCAGATATAATAGTGCTGGTAAGTCTAAAGCATTTAACTTGATGGGTGAAGATGATGCTCATCACAGATGTATCTTAACTATTAAACAGGCTATCCTTAAAAATGAATGTGAGTCTCGTTATAGTGATTCTAAATGTTTCTTTGATGCTGTAGGTGAAAGAAATATTCAGATGAAAGGTCAACTTAATAAAGTTGAGGCTAAAGATAGTCTTTCCAGGATTGTCCTTCAAGCTATATTCGGTAATGATTATAGTTCTGATGACTATAACTTTGGGTCTCAATCATATGAAAAACTGTTAAATGATGATGATTTTATGAGGTTAGCTGTTCATAGAATGACTGAAGCTTCAACAGTGAAATATGGTTATACAAATGAAGTACAAATTAAATGGTCTTATATAGCTAAAAAAGGTGATAAAAATCCTTATAGTAGATATGAGCTTCTGGAAGAAGATACAAAATGTACTGCTGAGTATACTATATCTTTTGGGTGGCACACTATTGTTGCTAAAGAGGATTATAAAAAGGCTATGTATCAAGACCTTTACCCTCACTCTGGTGAAACAAGAGAATTTAAGTATAACTGGTTTCATAAAGATACTATGGCTGTGCTTAAAGAGTTTTGTAGTGGTGTAAATGGTTGCAAGATGACTGATGCTATCCAGAACGCTTATGATAATGATATTAAGGTATATAGGCACAACAGACAAATACTTTGGGATAATGCTAAAGTATCTGAGATTCTTGAGGAATGTGGTCAAGCATTTGATAGTTATGATTTATCTGGTGATATTGCTTCTTTCCCAAAAGAGTTTAATAAGGATGCTCGTAATCCACTTCGTAACACTACAAAGTTTCAGCACAATGGTGCAAGATGGATAGGTGTTGATTACTCTGATTACACTATAGCTAAATTAAGAGATTCATTCATAGAAGATAACTTTGGTAAGAGTTTTAGTTATCGTTTAGAGCTTGGATGTAGTGATACTGGTTTCCAGGTTGAAATACACCAAGGTGGTGCAGGTGGGTATGGTAATCTTGATAGTGCTTCAAGTGAACAAGGTTTTTACTATAGCTACAAATCACCTTGCCTTGCAAATAGCTGGAACTCTCAAGATGTCGCTAAGACTACAACTCTATTAAAGAAAATAGAGCCTGGTATTTTTCGTAGGTTAGATGATGATAGCAACAGATTACACAGAGATAATAGCCAGAATATTCAAACACATAATGAGTCTGTTATATCTAAGTTTATAGAGGGTTTATTTCAAGATAGAAACCTTAAAAACTTAGCTAAATATGACTTTCAAGGTGTAAGACTTACTGAGGCTCATAGAAGCAATGATGATTCAAGAATCCATCACACTATTAAATTTACAACTGATGCTGGTGTAGATATTAATTGTGTTGTTAGATTTTCTGGTGACTATGGTGTAAGAGTTACAGAGACAAAGCTTGATAAAAATAGCTTTACTTTTGATGTGGCTTTATCAAATTCTTATGATGGTGGTGATGCTGTAGCCTTTGATGATATAGATGATGTTATTGAATATGCAGTAGCCAGAAAAGAGCTTAGTAGTCAGTTAAATCAACTTTGTTACCCTGGTACTCAAGGTGACTGGAAAGAGAGACTTGACCAAGTTAAGGCTATGAGTAAAGTTGTTGTTCCAGGAGTAGAAAAAATAAATAACAAGATGACTGAAATAATGGAAGGAGATAATAAATAATACACAATTCCTTTATAGAAAAAGAGCCAGGTTAATCCCTGGCTCTTTTTGTTTATGACCTACTCATACCCTACAAGGTATCTTTGTCCTGCCACCCATTTCCCTCAGTCATTA